TTTTTTATGCCCGCAGTTTCGGATGGGACGGGGCGCCACCGGGCCGGATGGCTCAACGCAATGGCCGGATGGCCGGAGAAAGACGAGATGAAACTGAAGACCGTAGAAGTCGATGGCAAGCAGTACGCCGAAATCCAAGACGGCAAGCCCGTTTACGTTGAGGACGACGGCAAAGAGGTTGCCTTCGACGCGGTTGGCACCCGGGCGACCATCACCCGACTGAACGCCGAAGCCAAGCAGCACCGCGAGCGCGCTGAGACTGCCGAGAAGACCGCCAAGGCCTTCGAAGGCATCGATGACGCCGGGGCGGCTCGCAAGGCTCTGGAGATCGTCGCAAATCTCGACGCTAAGCGCCTGGTGGATGCCGGCGAGGTCGAGAAGGTGAAACAGGAAATCGCCAAGGGCTATCAGGCCCAGCTGGACGAAGCCAACACCAAGGCGCAGACCCTCGAGCAGCAACTGTACGGCGAGAAGATCGGCGGCAGCTTCGCTCGCTCCAAGGTTATCGCCGAGAAGCTGGCTGTTCCTGCAGACATGGTGCAAGCCACCTTCGGGAATCGTTTCAAGATCGAAGACGGCAAGGTCGTCGCCTATGACGCCAACGGCAACAAGATCTTCAGCCGTGCGCGCCCGGGTGAACTGGCCGACTTCGATGAAGCGCTGGAATCCCTCGTCGACGCTTACCCCTATCGCGACACGATCCTTAAGAGTTCCGGCGCCAACGGCGGCGGCGCTCCGAACGGAAACGGTCAGCCACCCAAACCCAAGGGCAATTTTGGCGGCAGCAAAGAGGATCGCCTCGCAGCCATCAAGGCCCTAACCGCACAGAACTGATAGGAGGCCCGAATGGCCCTTTCCGATATGAAGGTATTCAACGAGTACCTGAAGCACACCACCATCGAAACCATCGCCCAGATGGTCGAGAAGTTCAACGCCGCGTCGAATGGCGCGATCCGCCTGACCCCGCAGGGCATCGATGGGGACTTCCTGCAGGAATCCCTGTGGGCTGGTCTGCACTCCGCCCAGCGTCGCGTCGACCGCTACGCCACCAACAACGCCCAGTCCGCCACCGCGCTCGCGCAGGTTCAGGCCAACAGCGTGAAGGTTGCCGGCGGCTTCGGCCCGATCCTCTGGGAGCCGTCCCAGCTGTCGTGGATTCAGAAGAACCCGGCCGAGGCGCTGGAGGTCATCTCCCGCAACCTCTCCGAAGCCATCATGGCCGACCAGCTGAACACCGCTATCGCCGCCCTGGTTGCCGCGATCAGCAACGTGGCCGGCGCCACCAACGACGTGTCCGCCACTGCAGGCGTGACCTACGGCGCGATCAACGGCGCTCACGCCAAGTTCGGCGACGCCTCCGGCCTGCTCGTGGCCCAGGTGATGACCGGCGAGGTGTTCCATAAGCTGGTCGGCCAGAACCTGGCCAACGCGCAGCAGCTGTTCAACAGCCAGTCGGTCAACATCGTTGACATCCTGGGTCGCCCGGTGATCGTTACCGATGCCCCGGCGCTGTTCGCCGCTGGCGACCCTGCGGCGACTCCCGCTGTGCCTGCCAAGCAGAAGGTGCTGTCCCTGGCCGACTCCGCGGCCATCGTCCACGACGGCAGCGACGTGGTTACCAGCGTCCAAACCAGCAACGGCAAGGAGCGTATTGAGACAACCTTTCAAGCGGATTATTCGTTTGGTCTCGGCCTTAAGGGTTTTGCCTGGGACATTGCGAATGGTGGCAAGTCCCCGACCAACGCCGAACTGGCAACCGGTTCCAACTGGGAACTGTTCGTCAGCAGCGTGAAGTCGAGCGCTGGCGTGATCACCATCGGTGACGCGACCAAGTAACCGATAGGGGCGGGCTTCGGCTCGCCCCGTTTCTCTGGAGGATGAAATGTCCGAGCAGAAGATTGCATACGTTGAGCATCCGGTTACACCGGAACGGAAGGCCGAGCTGCGCGCTCAGGGCTTCAAGATCATCGACGCTCGATTCGCGCCGCCTGGCGAGGTAGTCGAGCCGCAAGACGAGGCGCCCAAGCCGCGCGCCCGCAAAACCAAGCCAGAGCCGACCGAGGCCGAGTAAATGACCGAATACATCACCATCGCGCAGGTCGACAGCCTGCTGGGGTCCGCATGGACCACCGAAGACAAGAAGGCCCGCGCGGTGCTGATGGCTAACACCTGGCTCAGTGCAAAGCCGCTGCCGGCGTTCGATGAGGTTCCAGCTGCGGTTGTACAAGCCGGGGCAGAAGTCGCGCGGGAGGCGGCCGCAGGGGCGCTTTACGGGGCGTCAGAAACCGGCGTGCTGAGCAAGTCCGTATCTGCTGACGGCGTGTCGAGCAGCAAGACCTATTCGAGCAATGCCCGCAAGGTCACCGCAGGCGAAGCGTTCGCGCTGGCGCTGCTTGCCCCTCTGCTTGGTCCTGCCAACCAGATCAAGATGGTTCGGGGGTAGTTATGGGCTTGCGTGATGATCTGACGGCCGATCTTGCCGAGGCATTTGATACTGACCTGGCCGACGCTGTGACCGAGTTCGAAGCGTTACGGCCGGGCAGCAGTGATTACGATCCGGAGACAGGCACAGCGCCATCTGGCGACGTTCCCTATAGCGGGCGCGGCGTGATCGGTGGCTATCGCTCGGACGAGATTGACGGGAGCCTGATCCTGGCGACAGACAAGAAGCTGGTTGCGCTGCAGGCTGAGGTGACCCTTGAGCCGCAGGTCGGCGACACCATTGCCGGAATGCGCGTGCAGCGGGTCGGCCAAGATCCAGCCCGGGCAACGTGGCGCGTTCAGCTGAGGGGGTGAAATGTCATTCGCTCTCGATCTGACCAAGTTCATCGAGAAGGCCCAAGGCAGCGCCGAAACGGTAGTGCGCAAGGTCGGCATCGACATGCTCGCCAAGGTCGTTGATCGGTCCCCTGTGGGTAATCCTGATCTGTGGGCGGCGAACGCCACTGCCAGCCAGTACAACAACGCTGTTAGCGAGTGGAATGCCACGCTGCGGGATGATCCTACGAACCTGACTGCCAGCGGTCGCCTGAGGCGCGGGCTTAAGGTCAACGACGGCATGGATATCAAGGCGCCGGACGGTTATGTCGGCGGTAGATTCCGAGGCAACTGGCAAGTCTCCTTCGACTCGCGGCCTGAGGATGAGATCAGCCGCGTCGACGCAAACGGGACAGCGACGAAGGCGGCCGGGAAGGCAATGTTCAACAGCTACACATCCGACGTTAAGTCGATCTGGCTGGTGAACAACGTTCCTTATGCCTATCGCCTTGAAACGGGATATTCAACCCAGGCCCCGCTCGGCATGGCCGGCGTTACCGCGGCAGAGTTCCAAACCTTCGTAGATCAGGCAGTTCGGGAGCTGGATACATGAGCAACAAGCGAATCCGGTCGCTGCTCGAGCAGCGCCTGAAAGCGTGGGCTGACGCACGGCCGATCCCGGTCGCCTGGGACAACGTGAAGTTTACTCCGCCGACCGGGCCGTACATCCGCGCCACGCTCTTGCCGGCTGACACGACCAGCATCGATCTCGAAGGGGCGCATCGGGGCTATCTCGGCCTGTTCCAGCTGTCGATCAACGTCCCGCTCAGCACTGGCCCAGGACAAGCGGAGACGTTAGCAGACGAGCTCTCTGCCCTATTTCCGATGACGCTCCGGCTTGAGTCCGGCTCGTTCTGGGTGCAGATCACATCGCCCTGCAGCGCGTACCCCGGCATTCCTGGCGATACGCATTACATGGTGCCGGTCCGGTTCCGATACCGCGCCGACACCTAGCCATTTTCAAGAATCAAGAGAGCCCGCCATTGAGCGGGTTTTTTTGTGCCCGCTGTTCCAGCACTAACCCTCAAGCGTCGGTCCATGCGGCCGCAAAGGATATCAATTGGCGTTCTCAATACCAGATGGTACTACCATCCACCTCGGCACCACCTTCGGCACGCCGGTCGCTGTGACCAGCATCAGCAATGCCGCAACCGCTGTCGCGACCGCTTCCGGTCACGGCTTTGCCAACGGCGACATCATCGT